CAACTTACCATCCTTGTAAGCAGAGGGTATCATTGCTAATGATGCATCGTCAAATAATTTGCTCATTATAATATTTCGTTTAATTCGTTTATAGTACAAGTACGAGCCTCTGTAGAACCACTTGCTGCAACAACTCTTACATCATATGCATCAAACAATACTCTACCACCATCTGCATCACCCATAGCCTTAATAGCCTTGTTGACACACTTTGGTGACTCTACGATAGCACCATCTAATTCTGCTCTCTCAACAAAGGATTTAACGATAGCCAACAGCCTACCGATAGCCTTTCTTGCTATGAGAGATATGCTGTTAATTAAACCCATTAGGAAGCTTTGTAAGCGATTACTTTTCCACTTGCTACAGCAACACTATCAAACTTACCAAAGATAATAGTGCCCTCTGTAAGAGTAACTGAAGTGAGTGCATCACCTACAGTTGTAGTAGTCGTTACCACACTGTCTTCCAATGCTTGGATAGAACGGAAGCTTTCTCCCGCTGTAGAAGAATCTCCACCCGATAGTAAGCGAAATCCGTAGTCACCTGTTGCAGACTGGTAGAAGTTACCTTCCTTTACAATAGTTTCGTATGACATTTTATTATTGTTTTAAATTGTATAATTCTGTTATAGTGCAATTTCTTGCCTCTGTATCACCGCTTGCGGCTTGCACACGAGCATCGTAAGCATCAAATAATACACGGCCAATATTAGCTGTGGGAGATGTGTTTATTTCATTAGCGACACAAGAATAGGACTCTATGGTAGCACCATCCGTAAGCACCCTTGTGCCAAATCCTTCATATCCGGAATAAACAGAACTGCCAGAGTAACCTCCTTTTACATATAAGTATTTAGGCTGTGCGTTAATTTGCACAGCGTCCTTCATATATCCCGTTCCGCCGCTAATTAAATAAGCCATTAAGCGAATATGGTTTGGTCGCTAAACACCGCTTTATCATTGATTGCCAAAGAAGCAATACCACTTTCAGTATTCAGCGTAATATTTACATAAGACTTCTCACCAGTACCTGTACCGCTGTTAGCCTCATAGTTCATCGTTAAGCCATCCATCCATCCACTGATAGTAACAGTGTCATTGTTGTGTAAAAGAATGCAGCAGATGTCCTCTCTGCGGCTCATAAGGTCTATCTGATTAACCTTATTATCTACAGCAGGAGATTGGATAGTAATATCTGTAGTGACAACACCTAATCCATTAGATGTGTTCTTGTTTTCTGTAAAGGTCGTAGTCCCGTCCTTTGGGTTATGCTCAAAAGTTACGGTATCTACTGTGTCTACTTGAGTTACTTGAGTCTCATCAATAGGGTCAAAGGTAATCGTCAAGTCTTTTTGTAATAAAAGAATAGCTTTCTTAATACCTCCTGTAACTCGTTTGTTACAATTGATATCAATATCGCTTAAAAGAATAGAACAGTTGAAAGCCATATATTTTTAAATAAAAAGGGGAGAGGATTGCTCCACTCCCCCTTGTGTTAATTTACAAGATTTACTATTATGCAGTTGCAGTAGCAAATTCAGCAGCAGGAATGCTGTAAGAAAGACCTTGCTCATCACCCGTTAGAGTTAATTGGAAGCGGTTCTTTTCAGCACGACCTGTACCAGAGTTAGCATCAACAGTTCCTGCGTAAAGACCGTAGTCCAAACCACAAACGTGGTAAGTTCCAGCAGCAGTCTTAACAAAAGCAACCAATTCTGCGCCACCTTTAGAGATGTCGTTAAGAGCAGTGATTTTGTCAGCAGTCATTTTAGGAAGTTCAACAGATACAGTTGGTACAGTAGAAACGATACCATCAGCACTTACAGTTTTTACTTCGCTAAAGACAGAGAAACCATCTTTGTTGTTAAAAGAAATTTGTGATACTCCAGTCACAGCAGTAGCAGCAGTTACTATACGGTCAGCGTCTGTTCTTGTTAAAGCAGTCAGAGCGTCAGAACGGTTAGCAACGTGCAATTCTACGATACCACCAATTGCAACATCGTCACAAGAGTAGGAAATATCAGCAAGAGTTACATTACAAGCCATTTGTTATAGGTATTAAAGGAAGGGCCGAAGCCCTTCCGTTATTAATTAATTATTATGCGAAGTTTTTCGCGTAGACAATCTCTTCACCTTTAAGGTAAGAGAAACCTAACTTGAACTGTCCCCAAATTTTGTCAGAAGATAGTTCAGCTTCGTACTTCATATCAATAGCGCGAACGTCATTGTACTCATCAGTCAACATTACGATGTTCTGTGGAGCAGCAATCATAAATTCGTTAGCAGGCATTGACGGGAAGTGGATAACTTCCATACCGTAGTAGTTCGGTACACCACCTTCTACAACACCTTGTGGAGTAGTAGTGTAAAGACCAGCGATAGCAATTTGGTAGTGTTGCATAGCAGCAGTTCCCAAGAAGATAGCAGGTTTGAAATCACGGTCAGCATCGCCGTAAACAGCAGCCAACATAACGTCACTCATTGTTTCGTAAGCACCCTCTAATTTGTCAAGGATGTTAGCAGAAGTCAATACAGCGTCAGTATCGTAGTCCAATACAGCAGCATCAGCAGCCATTTCAGTAGTCAATGCAGTACCTGCAACAGTCAAAGCTTTTTCAGCAGACAATTTTGCGAAGTAGTCAAATACCCAGTCTTTAAAGTCAGCATCCATAGTTTCTGGATTGTTCTGACCTTTCTTCAAAAGAAGACCACGGTAAGAAGTTTCAAGAGCGTTCTTACAGTTTAGGAAAGACCACTTGTAAGTGGTTACGGTCATTTCTTTTTCTCCGATTGTAGCAGCAGATGCTCCATCAAATACACAAAGATCTGAACCGAAAGATAATGTAGCGTCAAAGATAGGTACGTTTACTTTAGCTTTAACACCGTCAACAAGGCGAAAACGGTTTAATACCGCTGCGCTTTTTACCATAGTATCAATGAAGAGGTCTGGACGTCTGTCACCGTATGGCAAGTTTGAGATTACTATACTCATTTTATTTTAGTTTAAAAAGATTCGTTTAATTAATTTACAATAATTACTTGCGGTTAAAGAAGTTATTAATCATATTCACCTTTTCGGGTGTGATACCATTAAAAACTACTGTCTTGTCTTCTACTGTTTCAGCAACTTCTTCAGCCTTTTGTTCAGCAGCAAATTGCTCCTCAACTTCAGCTTCTGTAGCTTCCTCTTCAGCAGATAGTTCTGTCTGTACTTCTTGAGATGCAGGCTCTTCAGTACCTTCGTACTTGTCTTCCTTCATTTCTTCTTCCTCTTTCTCTTCGTCAGAGTGTCCAGCCATTTGTTCTTCATCTTCTTCTACAGCAGCATTCTCTTCTTGAGAAGCACCCATAGATTCAATGTGCTGTTGAATCATCTCAATAGCAGACTTTAAGCTGTCTACGCTTGCAAACTTTTCTTCAACAGATGTCACAGCTTCAAGGAGTACGTTATTCTCGTTCTCCAAAGCTTCAATTCTTGCCTCGTACTTATTAGCCATAGCCTCAAATTGAGCCTCTAACTTACCAAGTTCTTTGGCGAAAGCAAATTCATTCATTTGTTCTTCGTTATTAATTGTTGGTTTAATATCCGCTTTAATCTCAATAGAGAAACCATTAATCTCTCCATTCTCAATTGCAGTAAATAATTCGTCAGACTCAATCTTTGCCTTTACGAATACGGTTCCGTTTGGTAGTTTATAACCATAGTCTACAGACTTATCGTTATCACTCTCTTTGGTCCAAACTTCAAGCATAACCACCTCATCAGTATCGTACGAGTGGTTAATACCAAATGCGTTAAATAGTCCCTCTTTAGAATACTTGTACATAATCTGCTGAATAGTCTCTTCAGTAAATCGTACATAGTAGTATCCCATATCGGGTGAGAAGCGTAGGATTTCCTTGTTAGGAATCATAATAGGTCCTACAACCTCTTTCTTCTTTTCATCAGCAAACATCTGCACCTTCTCAACTTCGTTGAAGTGGATGAAGTCTTCCTCAATAGCGGGCTTATCTACAAGAGAAATCTTGTACATCCCTTGAGCGATGTCTTCTAATGATATATCAAATAATGGTAGCTTATCCATTCTTTAGTTTTTTAGGGAAGGATTTAATCCAATCAATCCTTTTTCTTGTTAGCGGGAACATCCTTGACTTTACGGTCACCCCACGGGACGTCAGCCACATCAACACTTGCCTTAACTGTTCCGTTTCGTATGCTTTCAGCTTTTCTAATTGCCCAGTTAACACCGCTTGTTCCTCCCCAACCAAGCCAAGCAACATAGCCTCTATCTTTCCAAGGCGTGTCCTTATACTTCGGGTCAATCGCAGCATTCTTTCTATGGCGATTAAAAGCAGCCATTCTCGCAATAGTATCATAGGAAAGTTTTCTTCTTGATGCTAATTGATTTGCACGAGTCCAGCCCACAGAAGTCATTCCCTTAACTTCATCACCATACTTCTTCTTCCACTCAAGAACTTTCTTGGCGTTGTTAGTAGCAGATTGTGGGTAGTCGTTGTATGTAGCCATCAAATTAATTTACAATTATTGTAGTATCCCTTCTATAGTGAGGTATGCGTAATCATCAAATACTTCACCCTTAGCACTCTTTACAAGTATATTGCTTTGAGTAAATCTTGTAGCCTCAAGTGTTTGTAAGAAAAAGTCTAATGACGCTAATTGAACTGTAGGAACAACCATATCAAACTCTATTTTAGGGTTTTGACTTTGTAATATTTTTTCTGATGTTTGGAACAGGCGAATATAACTCTGTGTTGTATCTCCATTTAAATCCTCAAACATAAGGTTCCATCCAGCCGTATTGTAAGGGAACAATCTTCCGTTGAAGATATGTTGGCCGCTTATATTAGTGCTTACAGGCAAGGATTCATTTGAGAATATTATCTGGCTCTCTGTTTTCATATCACTATCTTGATAAAAACCTTCAAGAGTGGAGTAAGGGACAAGCATATTTGTTTTATACAAAGGCTTGTCAAGATAGGCAAACCTTAGACCAATGTCCTTGTTTGGAGTAAATACATTCTCAGTAAAACCTAATTGAGCTGCGCTAAAAGTTTGATAGTTCGTCAACTCATTATATTCTCCCGATTCCTCACCACATACCGATTTATAGTATATAGAAGAGTCTAAGTCTATTTTTAATTCTACAATACCATCTGTATTAACATCTTGAGTAGTTGAGCCAATTGTTATATTATCATTATCTAAGTCATCAAAATACAAATTGTAGTTCTTGTTGCTTATATTTAGCGTCTTAGCCTTATCTCCTCCGTTGGTTATCTTAACTGATTTCAAATCATCAACAAGAGCATTGATGTTTTCATTGCCATCTCTAACGATAGACAATGGGTCCACCCTTAATATATTGACGCCATTAGAAAACTTGTAAAACAATCCACAGTCAAACCTTTTGAGTACGGCAGGTAAGATGTCAGATACGGTTAGCGGACACGTTTGATTAACTGAATCCTCTATAGAATACTCATCATCAGTCTTATATATAAATGTATCTGCGTTAGAGATGAAATTCACATTTAGTAAGCCGTAATCACCGACTCCATCTGGAGTACCTATTCTTGTGATTGCCTTCTTAACATCTCCTACACCAAAGGTTTCGGGAGGAGTTATCCCAAACTCTCTCCACCAAACTCCTGTAAAAGAATAAGCACCAACATATTCTATTTTAAGATTGCCATCTAAAGGCTCAAGAAAGTAATTGATACTGTATTGACTACCACTGTCAATAAACATTTCTTGACCCGAAGGGAAGTTTACATCTACAGGTGGAAAGTCTATCTTGTCACTCCAAGTCGCTCCATTGTCTATAATTGCAACATCTATTGTTGCAGCATTACATTTTCTATATTGCGGGTACTGCTGCTGATAATTACCTTTTTCAGAATAGCCTTGACTTACAGTAGCATTTGTAGTGTCAAGTACAATGTCGTCACCATTTGAATCTTGTAATGGTATCTTTTTTTTCATTGTGCCATCAGCATATATACCGACATACAACTTGAAAGTCATAGTTGTGTCGGGGTCCGAAAGTAATATGTTTTTTACCATCTTATCTCGCTGAATAACAGGTATCTCGTACTGCAAGTTTCTTATGGTAACACTTGATGATGGTATGGTAATGTCTGCATTGAAAGAAACTTTAGGACAAAAGAATCCTCTTATTCCGTCCTCGTCTATTCCGTTCGTGTAATCATATGGGTAAAAGCCCATCTGTTTTTCAGCACCCCACTGTTGAACAGTGTATATAGGGTCTGCATCATTTATAGTACCATAGTTACCAGCGGTTTCCATACTCCCCCACCAATCAGTATGTATCTCCATTGCAGTACCATCTATCTCAATACAGCTATCTAAATTAGTATTAGTACCTGCCCAAGCGGGTGATTGACGTAAAGAAAATCTTCTTCTGTTCACATCCTGCTTTGCAAGTAATTGCGATGGAACAACCATATGAAGCTTATCAGCTTGGAAGTCGGGGTAAGCAGGGTTTGTAGAAAACGAACCTAAACCAAAAAGTTTTGAATCTACACTAACAGGAAAAGAAGCTGTATTTAGATATCTGCCTATATATTCTAAAAACTTTGGAACAGAAAACACAGGCATAATACCTGTCCTATTTAATCCAGGTCCATACTCTAAAAACTGACGTGCCGCATAACCAAATTTACCATCAACGTCATTACAAAAATCTACATAGGGAAACGATATAGGTCTTGTATAGTCTGGATTTTGTCCTATAACTCCCGCTTCACCACCGCTGGATGTGTCTTGCAAGAACTGAGCAAATGTATGTCTGTTCCTGTAGTATGAATTGGTTTCACCGTATAGTGTTCCTAATTTAATGTCTTTCATCCCCGCAAGGTACTTTGACAAAAAGTCTTTTAGGTCTACTTCTATATAAGACTCAGAAGAGTTGTACTCAAAAGAAACCACATTTAATATACCCGCTATCTCCGTGTTTAAAGAGGAGCCGTAAACTGTAATCTTAAAGTAGAAATCATCTTTTGGAAAATCAGCACTTGGAGAAGTGAAGGGGTCAAAGTCAAATAGATTAGAAGTCTTATTTTTATCCGTTAAGGGTATTCTAATCTTTGTGAAGAACGGAAGTTTCACCTTGTCAATCTCTAAGCTATCATAGAAATCTAAGTCATAATCCAACTGTTGGTTGGGGAATAAGTCTACATTGTAATAACTGTTGACTGTATTGTCCCTGCTAATCTGTAAAGTAAAATCCATACTATCGTGTAGCGATATTAAATTCTAATGAAGACTTAAACTTGTTTTTGAATATATCAAAATCCTCATCTGCAAAGCCTACTCCGTAAGCAATCTCAGAGCAAGAGTCTGAAAACACAATGTTATTTTCAAGAACTAAGGCTTTTACTGATTTGTTTGCAGTGTCTGTAAAAAACTCTCTTCTTTTGCTGTTTATCAAAAGTGTATAGTCTATAGATGTTTTATACGTGATGTAAGAATTAGAGTACAGCCCTTTTTCTACTTTAGAACCTATTCTATAAGAACTTACATCGTCATAAATAACATCTCCTACCTCCCAATACTTTCCATTAGAGGTGTTTATAGAGGAAGGTACATTTGTGTATATCTCACTATCAAACTTAAACCTTCTTACAACGCTGTCTATACAATATGCATAAACACCGTACACATTGCTGTGTGGCAAGTATATAACATCACCCACGTCAAAAGTCCCTGAAGACAGTGTTATAGTATTATTAGATACCGTTGCGGAAAATGATTGATTTATAGCAGGTCCAAATAAAAAATTATAATCACTCATTATATTCTGTCGTTTCTATCTCTAATTCTACGTTCTGTAGCGTTACCACGCAAGTCCTTGTCTGCAACATAAGCACGAACTGGCTTGCTTACACCTATAGCTGTTGAGGTCGTAGCCTCTGCGATAGCCTTTAGGTAATCTACACTTTCATTCATAGGCGAAGATACTAAACCTCCTTCGGCAAATTTCATTCTACCTACAGTTGGATTCATCTTACCGCTTTTGTTTATGCGCTCAAGCAAGTCTCGGTGCATAGAAGTGGCTCGCTTATTAACAATGTACTCTCCACCTTCCATTTCGTATCCACCTCTTCCTTGAACGGTAAACGGAACGCCACCATCAGAATGTGAAGGTCCGTTAACCACACCCCCTTCAGCAAACTTTTTAGGGAAGAATTTTCTTTGATTAATTGCAGAAATTTCCGCGCCATATGCTGCGGTTGCTAAGGCTCCAGTGATAGCTGCCTTGGTTAAAATGCTTACAGGATCAGCAGTTTTGTCATAAGCAATCAATGTTGGTATAATAGATGCTATTGCCTCTAAATAATCTGTTGAAGCATTCTGTCTATCTCTCTTTCTTTCAGCGTCAAAGATTTGCTTATCTATACTATTCTCTTCAGCAATTTGAGACTTTCTTAGATCTGTTTGTTTCTTTCTAAACTGAGACTCTGTAATTAATTGATTATCTAATTGTGATTTTAATATCTGTTCTTCGATATCATATCTGCTTCTAATAATATCAAGCTCTTGTTCAGCCCTACTCTTTGTGTTTTCAAGAGCAGTGTCGTTAAATTGGCCTACAGCTTCAGTAGCTGTGTCAACAGCCTCTATAATAACCTCGCCCCAATCTAATCCTTCAAATGCCTCTTTTACCTTATCGTAAAATGTTTTTACAATTATTTCCGCTGGCTTCTTCAACTCCATTTCTGGAACATCGCCTTCAATAACACTTCCAATTACTTTAGAAGGAAGATCGATTATATCGCCTGCTTGTTTAGGCAACTGCACAGCTATTTCATCAGCAGTATCTTTAAGAGCTTTTATTAAGTCCTTTACAAACTTTGAGTCTGGACCAAACCTCTTCTTCGCGTCCTCGATGATGTCTTCAGCTCCACCAAAAAATCCGTTTAACAAGTCTATTTGAGAGGGGAATGCGCTTTCGCTTATCTCAACTCTTAAATTTTCTATTGCGTCTTCGGTTTCTTTAATCCTTTCAAGATAATCGTTGAATTCAGCTCTTAATCTCTTTTGTTCTTCTTTATTGGCTTGTTCTCTTTTATTTTTAAGTGATTCCTCACTATTCTCTACGCCATTAAGAGTGTTTATTAATTCTCTTAGTATCGCTATTCTTTTCTCTGTAACTTGATAAGATACGATTTCTTGGGCACTCGCTTGAAGACCCTTCTTTCTTATTTCTTCTTGAGCATCCTCATTCTCCTTGAGTTCTCTCTTCAAATCTGATAATAATGATATTTTATCATCATATATATCAATATCAGCTGCCGCTAAAGATTGAAGATTGCTAACGCTTAATGCATAGTCTTTAGTAGCATCGTCATTAGCTCTCAATGCGATTTCTTCCTTGTCAAGTTGATCTGCTCTTTCCTTTGATTGTTCAATGAGTAGCTTTACTGTAGCCGCAATCCTTCTTACAGCTCTACCTTGATTGTCTTCAATGGCATTTACAGCTTCTAGCTCTGTATCTCCTAAAAATCTATATATCTTTAAATACTCTTGAAACAGATAAATACTTCTCTCTGAAAATTTACCGCTCTGCTCTACAATATTAAAAGCTTGTTCTAAGCTTGATATATTCATATTGTCTGTCTCATCGCTTACCCTTCTAAAAGACTCTGTTAAGTCATCGATATTATTTTTCGTTTTTTCAGAAGCGGTAGCCAAAATGCTATATGTCTCTGCTAAAGCAGCAGTTTTTACGTCAAGTAATTGCGTTATTCCTATTATAGTCTTGTTTTGTATAAAGAACTCTCCAATCCTAGTTGACAATTTATTATAGGCGGAAGATAACAAGTCTAACTGTCCTTGTGTGTTGTCCATTTGAACAGCATTGGCAGTCATCAACCTTGTATTGTCCGACAATTCCAAAGAAAGTTCCTTGAACCTATCAATATTCTCGCTCAATACTAATGCTTGAGAAGCACCTACCTTACCGAATATCTCAAATGATTCAGCTGCATTAAGACCTCTAGCTGCTACATCCTCTAAGAATTCATTAAAAGGTCTTCCATCCTTGGCTGCTACAGTGAAGAAGTTACGAAGACCTGTACCTGCTTTTGATGCCTTAAATCCGTTGTCTGCAAGAATACCTAGAAGCGCAGATGTTTCCTCAAATGAAACTCCTAATTGAGAAGCTAAAGGACCAACATAAGATAATGATGTACCTAGATCATCTAGGGATAAAGCGGTTTCGTTTACAGCACCTACGAAGATGTTACCAAATCTATCTGCTTCTTCAGATGTTGCTTGAAACTGATTCAATGCCTTTTTTAACGATGACGCTACACCTCCAGGATCCTCACCAAGGGATTGTGAAAGAATAGCGATTGGCTCTGTTAAGTTTTCAATATCCGTAACAGAAGATCCTAGCTTGGCTAATGATTTTTGTAGCTCTACAACCTCTGTAGTAGTTAAAGAGGTAGATCCAGCTACCTGGAATACTACTTTCTCTAACCTGTTTACCTCTTCAGCAGTTAATCCAGCGATAGCTCTTAGATCAGATAATGCCTTTTCAAATTCAATAGCTCTTTTTATTGAACCAACGGTTATGTCTCTAAATGCCGTTAAAGCTAGATTCAGTACTTGGTATGCACCGTAAAAAGATATAATTGTCTTTAAATTCTTTCCAAGTGTAGAAAATAAACCCTTACTCTCTTTATTTGCATTTTTTGTAGCGTCAGCACTCTTTTGAGTCTCCTTGGCTGATTTTTCAGTTTCTTTAGCAGCTTTCTGTTGTGCAGTCCCTAATTTTTTAGAATTACCAGCCAACTGAGAGATCTGTTTGTTCAGCTCCTGCATCTGAGTAGCTAGCTTCTCTACAACTCCAGCTACTGTATTCAGCGTATTCTGTAACGCCGATAATCTTTTATCTTCACTCATTTTTCGAGTTTTTCTAACATTTGTTCAATTCTATACGTCATCGTAGCCCAAGTATACGCTGGGTAATCTTTCAGATACCTACCGTAAGCACGGGTTAACGCTCCCTTTAGTCCCGCAGGACCTTGAAGGAATTCCATCCAGCCGCTACCAGCATATCCATTTACTTGCAGCTTCTGAGTTATTGGTTTAGCTATATACTTAGCTACAGAGTAGCTTACCTGATCTCCGTAGTAATCAAATGTTTTATAGCCATCCTTTCTTCTGTAGCTTGCCTGCCATCTACTACCCGGGTTTCTCCTTGCTTTTGCGTAGATCCAATTTGCAATCTCTTCTTGAGTCACTCCAGAGGAAGAGAATCCATCACTAAGTTTTTGTGCGTAGCTCGCAGCTTCAATCTTAGCGGAGAATTCATCCAAGCTTATACCTAAACCTAAATACCTATCTCCAGTTAGCTTTACCCTTAAGAACCTCTTCGTCCAGATTTGGTTTCCATCAGTAGCAGGCATTATAGATTTCTCTAAAAATCCTGTAGCCCTATGGTCATAAGGCCTACCTTCTTTGTTCTGAGGACCGCTGAGGTTTCTTTTTAACAGAGATATAACCTTACCCTTGTTTAATTGGTCTTGTAGGTAAAATTGTAAAGCCCCTCGCTGTTGATATGTCGCTTTCAGAGGGGTTTTTTCACTTAATATGATACGAAGACGTCTCTCTAAGTTATCCATATTAAATGTCTATACTCCTATTGTCTGGATTTCTACCTATAGAGAAGCTACAGTTTCCAGTAGCCGTAGTTATATTGTAATCGTCAGCAGAAAAGCCTTGAAGGTTTACCTCGTCAAAGCGTTCCTCTCCTAAAAGGTTTTGACCAAAGTAATCTTGCAATTGACCCATAACGAATAGATTCTCTTGATTAGAGTTCATAAGAGCCAGCTCATCGTATAATGGCACCTTGTCAATTACAATTACATTAAAAGTAACATCATAGATCGGACTGTTACCCGATCTCGATACGTTTGCGCTATCTAAGTTCACATACATACCTCTGTGTGATACCTCGATGTTTTGCAGGTCTTCTAACGAGCCTATGAGCTTGAACTCATTAATCATACCGTGAGAATCTCCAAAAGCCTTGAATAGCTCGTATATAGTTACTAAATCGTTCACTGTAGTCTTTTCTTAATTTACAATTTACGCATAGCTTGACTTTGCCTTTGCTTTGCCGACTCTATCTTGTTGCGCTGCGCCAAATAAGACATTTCGGGCAATACTGTAGTCATTGGCAACATATAAATTTCTCCATATCTGGTTATATCTTCGTTTGCCAACATCCTAACAATAGAGTACCAGTACCATTGCTGATTAAACAACATATCAGAAGTCTTCTCTTCTGGTTCTGACTCTTCTTCATCTTCTGTCTCTTCTGGTGCATCGTAGAATACACCCGCGAAATCCTTAAATAAAGTCTTCTCTCTGTTCTTTATAAACTCTGTGAGTATCCAATAGCACTCACGAACATCCATATTTAGTATACGTTGCTCGTTTTTCTTCTCGTCAATTGTGTTTTCATTATCAAACTCGGTATGATGATGTGGACGGCATATCAACTTCAGTAATTCTAAGTCTACTAAGTGGTCGGGTAGTTTAGTTTTACCTGTTATTATCTGCTCTATCATTATGAACTGACCAAGTACAAGTGAATTAACACTTAAATTAACGCTTCTTAAGTCTTTGGGCCTCAGTGTGTTGGACTCTATAGGATAAGTCTGTTCCGAAGATCTGACAAAAGTCAAGGCCTCAAGCGGCTTCATCTTGTCTATGTATTCGTTTATATCTCCCTTAGACAAAATGTGTTGCATAAGGTTGATATGCTGCTGAAGTGATATCATAAGAACATTGTTATACCACCGTCTTGTTCCTCTACAGCACAGTATGCTGCGATAGCAAGACTCATCACGCAGTCATCGTGCTTTCCTTCGGTATTGGAGAATTGTAGGTTTCCCGTAACAGGATTACGTTTACTCTTGTAATCGTACAATTCCTTTACCAACACATCGTAGTCTGGTATTTTAATTTTATGGTCTTCAAAAAGCTTAATAAGGTTCTTAATTATCTCTGGTTTACTCTTGCTTGTCGTTTGGAAGGGTATCATCTTGTACATCCTGTCATCATCGGTAATCTCATCAAAGAGTAAATCGTTGTTGTTGACCTCAAAGTATGCCGCCGCAAGTTTATCAAAGTGTTTAAGGTAAAAGTCTTTAATGCGCTGTTTGAATTCTACAGAGTCCATCCCTTGCTCCTTAAAGTTGAACCTCTCGATATCAATGACTTTATAATCTTCTGTCATTGCGGTAAGCACCGTATAATCTTGTGCTACCCCGATATCCATACCGATGTATACCCGCTCGTACTCTTGAGGTAGGTGTTTAGTAATGGAATCCTCAATATCGGAAAACAAGGCATCCGCACTAACGGGTCTACATAAAAACTCTTGATTGAACTGCGCCTTAGTCATACTCTTGCGTATACCCAGTACCGTCTCCTCGACCTTATGGTCGTTGAGGTCCAGATATGTCCGCTTAATAGACTTTATCTGCTTAAAGTTATCTTCCTTAAGTCCTCTTTGGTACCATTCCCAGTACCAGTTCTTACCATTGAAGGTACTACTCATCACTACCCTACCATTGGTCCGGGTAACCATAGGCAGCAATACCTCGTTGATAAACGCCTCCTTGATAAAGGCAGCCTCATCAATGTAGATAAAATCCAATGTCGCACCACGAAGGTTATCCCCCGCTTCGGAAGATCGGAACTTAATAAAGCTACCGTTGTAAAAGTATATTTCGTTATGCTTTCTATCAAACCTCGTTATGATTTGCTCAAACAACTCTTGGTGGTTACTAAACATCCCCTCAATGTCCTTCATCACTTTGTTGGCCTGCTCCTGTATAGGGCTTACCCAGAACATACGGTGCTTCTTGTTATTCAAGGCTCTCATTACCGCATCGTTCATCATAGCAAAGGTCTTACCCGTTTGCCGCCCCATAGCGGCTAAGGTTATAAAAGGCTCCTCTTCGTAGATGATCTTCAAGAAATCCTTCTGAGGCTTTGTAGGGTTGTATAACTTTATCTCCATTAAACATCAATATAATCAGTATCCTCATCCTCTTGATCCGGAGCAGTAAGGTCTATAGTTGCCTTAACGTCTATCTTCGTCTGATGGACCTTCGTAGGAGCTTTGTATCCTTGCATATCATTGATAATCTTAATGGCTTCCATTGCCGCCTTTGTATCCCCGTTAGACAGTGCTACATCTCGTATCTTAATCAATGCCGTAAGATTTGTACCCTTAGCAGCTTCAATACTCTTCATCTCCGCGTTGGCAATAGCCATAAGCTCTCTATGGAATGCAGTACCTACGGTTCTCCTATCCCGATAGTAGGAAGTATAATTAAGCTCCCGAGCTATCTTACTCGAGGCCTCCATACCCTCCTCTGCAATCCTGTCAATAAACTTACTCTGGAGATCTGTTAGTTCCGCACCTTGGCCCTTAACTATTTTACCGCTATTATTTCTTTTTGCTGGCATCTGTAAGTGTGTATAATGGAATATTATGTGCGCCTAATCTACCCGTAAAGGTCAACTCACTAAAGGTTGGAGCTGTCTCATCACTATGATACCATTTCCAAATAGAAGTCTTCACCCTTTGGATACAACTACCACACGCAGTCTTAGGATTCTCACTCTTTGGAAAGTATTTACTCTTCCCTACCATAGAGTTGTAAAACTTAAACATCTCTGATTTGGTATCACCTTTAGGCATTGTTCCGCTCAATAAAGCTATTAGGAGTTCTTTAGAGGACATATCTTGGTCTTTTGGTACGATTGTATAGAAGTGTTTAATTGGAGTCCTTAGAAAGGCTCTAAATGAATCTACAAGATAGTGAATAAATCTATTCATTAATATATTCGCCTTAAAAAACTTCCTGTATATACTTAGTGTGGACACTAAGTATACCCTTATATACTCCCCCTAAAGGGGAGAGTATACAGTTCTCCTTAGTATATACTAAGTTCCTAAGAGTATATATATACAGAGGTATACATACTATGTATATACAAGGGAATATTTTAAGTTCATTTGGTTTGGCATTCACATAGACACTTCCCCCGCGGACACCGAGGGCTAAGTTATCTCTTCGCTTCCTTCGTCCGGTCACTATCGGCCGGGGTCCTTTGTCGGTCCTACATTGGTGGCCGCACTGAGTATATAAGGGGTTTCATTGGTCCAATGTGGGGGCCTTAGTTGGTCCGCTGGGGGTGTGGATCCGGTGAAGGGGTGCCGGGGTATTGTAAGG